CGGTGGTGCCGAGCGAACCTTCCGTGCCGCTGCCGATATCAATATAACGGTGCTTGTCGGCCTCTCGCTTGAGAATATCCGCGACGCCTTCGATCTTAGACGAGGTCTTGCCTGCGTCATCCTTGAGGTAGTTGCGGACGGTCGAGGCCGAGACGCCAATACGATCGGCAATTGCTGCCTGGGACATGCCCTTCGCATCGAGCTTCCGGACCATGGCAATCTCCACTGCCTGGCGTTCGCGCTTGGCGATGGACTTGGTTGCCCGGAGTTCAGTCGTGGTCATACCAAGACCCTTAGCGATCTCGGCTTCGCCCATGCCCTTATCCGCGAGCCCCTTGACGAGGCCCTGGAAATCGCGTGAGCGCTGATACGGGTCTTTGCCCGAGCCCCACGGATACCGGCCCGACTTCCGCAAAATGCCGTAATGGGATAGAGTATCTTCAGTCATTGTCGCTCTCCATGAGAATATCACTGAAATGAACAATCCGATCCATAATATCCCGGATGTCGTCAGACTCGGGAATATGGGTTCGAGGTTCGCCGTGTTGGTAGATGCGGAGTTGCATCTGTACGGTTGGTTGCACGCCATACTCAAGACAGAACAGGGCCGCGTAAATTTCGAGCTGCTCGAATTTAGTTGGGCCAACCCCGGTCTTGAGATCGTGAATGCGAAGGAATTCGGAGCCCTCGTCAAAGGATATGGCGTCTGCGGTCCCAAAGGCGTACTCGCTGTAATATAGTACCGTCTCTGGGCTCATCTTGTACGAGATTGCGTCGTTAACGAACTTCGCGACCGTTGACATCAACTGATCGTGTTCATCGGGCTCTCCGAACGGGAGGCCCAACTGAATATGTTCTGCAGCTAATTCGTGCAAGCGAGTTCCAAGCGCAGCCGCTTGTGCTTTGCGATAGGTTTCCTGTAGTTTCGCTTCGTCGTATCGGAGCCATGAAGATTTGCTGGCCCCGAGAAATGCGTGCTTGCCTGCGAGGTTGCGATGGTCGTAAAACTGCATACGTCACGCCTGGCTGAAATACTCGTCGAGATCCCTGAGGACTTCTTCCTCGTTTTCGGGATACAAGAACCGAGCGAACCCCATATGATTGAGCTTAGCAATGTAGTACTCTTGGTTGGGGCGGTGTGAGGCCTTGCGGGAAGCCTTGACCTCAAGCATGGCCCAGCGCTCGTCGCAGAGCACCAGGAGATCCGGAACACCCTGAATATAATTCGGATCGTTCTTCAGGACCATGGACTGTGGGAACCGAGCGGAGATCTTCTTGATCAGCTCGCTCTGATACTTGTTCTCGCGCACACTCATGTTGGCTCCTTTCGAGGGTGCGATAAACGGTATAAGGAGAGTTGTTACAGATGTGACGAATGTGAAACTCAAACCCACTTAAGTGGGTGTATGGGTCGATTCCTTCATTCTCTCCATTATGCTGGGCGTGTTTTGCTGTTGAACAAACCCACTTGAATAAATATAGGACTTTAGTCCTAGACGACGGATTCTTGACGGAGGGGGCAGCGGCTACTCGGATGGGGTAAGCTCTTAGGTAAAGATTTGGTAAAATTTTTAGGACTTTTGAGTGATTTGCCAAATGTCAAAAATGAAGGGGTTTTATATTATATATATATTTTTTTTATTATTATCTCTATAAAATAAAGTGACAAATGACAAATAGATAGACTTTTTGTTGATATTCCAACGAAAAAGGGGTTGCCATTTTTGTTTTAAAAATGGCAAGTTGCCAAAAATTGTCAAGCCATTTTCGACAAATTGCACCCTTCGCCCGAACCACAAACCCACTTGCCGTCATTTTTGGCAAAACCGCAAACCCACTCAGATCCATACACCCACTAGAATGGTAAAGAAATGGCAAAGAACTTAGGGGGCAAAAAACGATAATCCTAGTCTCTTTTGACGAGCGGGGGACCCCATTTAAGAGATCCCCCACCCATCAAAAATCAGTGCCTCCCAGCACCTACACCAACCTTCATGGCCGCACTACGAACCCGAGACACTCCATGACGTTCCTTCCAGCCCGCCTGATTGACAGCAGCCTTGAAGGTCGTGTCCCAAGGAGAGTACGTCCTCATGATATCGGCAACGTCCGCCCTCCAAGGATCCATCTTCTTAGGAGCCCGTCCACCAAGCACCGTACGAGTATCCCCGCCGTCGAACACTTCGACCCGGTATCGATCGCAAGCAATACTCGCCACACGATTCTTGAGGTACCACTCAGCGTAGGCAACCCCACGATCCTTGTCCTCGCAGAAGAACGTCTTCCTCCACAACTCTCGTCCGAACAAATATCCGACGATCGAGAATCGGTAGATCATCCGATCAGGGTGCCCAACAACATCAGTCGAGTAATCAGCGTTCATTTCAGTTCTCCTTTTCGACACGTTCGAATCCTGATCCGTGATGTTCGAATGCTCGGACCTTGATGATCTTGGCAATCATGTTTAGACCCCTCTCATTACTAGTAAGCTGTTCGAGACGAGTCTCAGCCTCAGCCCGAGTGTTGAAGAACCACATGAAGTCGATACGTTTTCCCCCAACGTAGTCGCATGCGATCACTTGCAACATCCACTTACGATTCGGATCAACTCCACAGACAATAGTCTCAGTCATCTTTCTTCCTGTTCTTTGAATTCTTCAGCCAGCCACGTACTTGATCGCGCAATCGATACCATCAAGCAACAACAGCTGCAAGATATCCATTTCGTCTTTCGCGTATGAATATTGGAAGATCTGAATATTGACGGGGATGTCGCTCTTCTTTCGAATGCTCTTGGCCGCCGCATTGGCCTCTTCCTCAGTCTTGTAGAATGCGACGATGCTCCTGGGGGTATCCCCAATAGATCCAATACGACAAACAACACACCAGTTGTTGCCGGCGGGATCGAACAGAACCAGATTGCGTGCCATGATGGCGCTCCTTTACAGATTGTGAGCGAATGTACGCTCGTTGAATGTGGCCTTCTCAGCCACTGCCTTTGAAATGGCGGAATCGATTCCTGACTCCGACTTGAAGTAGTAGTACCACAAGTCAGTGTAAGGGGTGTTTATGCGGTCGATTCGACCTTCCGCCTGCTCCAACACCTTGTATGAGTAGTTGAGGCTGTAGAACACAACCGTATCAGTCTCAATACAGTTCCACCCCTCAGCCCCAGCCGTGTACTGAACCAAATATACCCAAGAGTCTCCACCGGGGATTGGTTCGTGTGCATGACCGTTCCACTCAGCTACTACGAATTCGTCTTTGAGTTTCAGCAACTCATCTCGTTCGTAGTTGAAGTTGTAGAACACGATCACTCTGCGACGCTTCGTAACGATCTTGCGCAACTGATCCAATCTGTTGCCAGAAGAGTTCACACTACGTCGGAGAGCATAACATACTCCAGCAGCATTTCGGATCGGTTCCTTTGTCCAAGGGTCCATCCGCTTCTTAACAATCAGATCGTACTCGTCTCGATCGAACGGTACGAAAATATCCTTTCGATTGCGTCTCGTATGCCTCTCAGCAGGCATCGGCACGATAATGCGCCGTCTGCGAGATTCGAGGACACCAGTATTGACGAATCGCTTCACCTTAGGATACTTCGCGAATCGATCCCAGACGATGTGTTGCTCTGAGAACGCGGTCCTGTTTTTGTAGAACCCATTCGCGATGAACAGGGGTACGTAGTCAAGCCAGGTATCCCCCGGTGTCGCACTCAATAGGATCCACAGGTTGTGCTTCGTTATCTTGAGAAAGCTCTTAACCCAAGCACCAGATCCAACAACACGCTGCTCGTCAAATATGAACACATGATCATGGTAATCTGCAAATTTCGAGACATTGTTCCAACTCTCGATCGTCGCATCATCGCAGTTAGCGCCAAGCGCGGCGAACTCACCTTCCCACTCGAGAGAGTCTCGCTTCCGCGCAGTGGTGATAACGACGATCTTCTTTGTGTCTGCCTTCGAAAGGGCCCATGAGGCCCCCACACGTGACTTACCCGAGCCGACGCCGCCGACTAGGACATTACCACTATGCAGGAGCCTCAGGGCCTCTTCTTGATGCGAATATAGTTTATTCGTCATCGTCATCGAATAGGAGACACAATAGCCGCTCGCAAATCTCCTCAGGGATAGCGTGGTAGAACTCGACATTGTCACGAACCCATCCGCCGCCCACAATCGAGCAGCGAGCAATCCACTCCCATGAGAACGGACTCATCGCGCTGATGTTCGTGTGGCCGAAAAGCGAAGTGCATTCCATCCAGTCGACATACCAGTAGCCGTCCTTCTTGTATGAATGCAGCCCGTCAATGGTCGCGTCATAGCCAGTCAACACCAGAGGTGAGAAATCCGCTGGCGGGTTATCTCGAGGCGGAGTGTCGAACGTCTCTTTGGTCACACTGAGGTCAGGACCGTCCATCGTCTTGAACGCCATGTTGAATATCTCCTATCTTGTGTTACATCTGGACCTGAGGAGCCAACCCACGAAGCAGAGCCGCCTTGATGAGTTCTCGATCCTCTTCGCTGAAATCGCGGTTGACGAATACGGTCTTCACCGTAGTGCCATCCATCTTCACGCGAGCAACCCAAGAATCACCGTTCAGGATCGGCCGGTACCCTTCGGCGATAAGAGTCTTGAGTTCAAGGAAGACCTCGGTATTCTCCTTGGGGACACCGATCGAAGACGTAGACGCACGCCCATCGAGAAGTTCCACAGAGAGACGAGGTTGGGCCTCAGATCCGACGATCCGACCATTCTGGAAGTTGATCCGAATGGTGTAGGGCTCGTCGTCTGCGATGGTGTTTCCAACCGCTTGCTTCGCAATGGCCAGAACACCAGAGTTGATAACCTTCTCAGAATTAGGGTCGCGGTTGAACCGAGCCCCCACAGTCTTGAGATATGCCTTCATGTTATCGGGAATCTGCGTCATCAGAATTGCTCCGTTCCGGGGTCTTTCCTGAGGGCTCCCTTGATCGAAATCCTGGAAGCACTCGTGATCTTCGGGTTGAATTCAGCGTTGTTGGCCCACCACGAGCCGTACTTAGCGCCCTTGCCGAATCCTGGTTCCTGCTCATCGCCGTGCGTAATAGCGCGCATGATCCAGTCATCGCCGGCGTCGATCACAGTTTCCTTGGTGTGGTCGTTAGCATTACGACCGCTCACAAAGAATACGATCTTTTGAACATTCCAGATGTATTCCGTAGCCACGGGGTCGCTACTGCCATTGACAGTCTTGTTGACCTGTTCACCCATGACAATGCCCTCGATCTGAATCGAGAATCCGGAGTAGTCACCGTTAGCAGGGATGAAGCCGTTCTTGATGTTAACAACCGCGGTGAAGCTGTCGCCGTTAAGAGCGGGATCATCCGTGCGTTCAAGCACTGTGCTCAGATATCGTGCGATATCAGTCGCCCCTCCTTTCGCGACCGTCTTCGTGCGCTTGATGTTTTCGGCTGACCATGTACGGTCGCCCGGAACAATGGTTTCGAACCAGTTACTCATAGAACCAGTTCTCCTTCCTCTTGTAGCTGCGCCCAGATGAGGTCATCTCGACGCCGCCGTGTTTTTCGGACATCCGTTCGAGTACCTAGAAACAGGTTATCGAGCGAATTGTTTTCGAGGTCTCCGTCCGCATGACAGACGTATAGACCCCTGTCGGGCCACCTTTTGTAAAAAGCAGCCCAGATCACCGATGCGACCGAGAGCTCTCGGGCCTCACCGGGAGTCGTATACAGCCGGACATAGCGCGTGTTGCTTCCGCGCTTGAATGGCCTGAGAATTACGCCAGTATTCTTCCGACGAATGGCACCCTTACGATTTGCCTCGTAGTGATTGAACCCCGGTACATCCGCCCAGATGTCAGCGTACTCTTTATACACGATAACTCCTTTTCAGCTAAGACGGGGGCAGACCTTTCACAGCCCACCCCCGCCTTAAAATATGATCAGTCGAGATCCGCGTACTTCGCCGCGAAGGAAGCCGACTCGTCGTCCATCACGACATACAGCTCCTTCACATAAGCGGAGATACCCTTCTGTCCACGGATGTCGTAAACCGACGGGTGAATGACCACATCTGCCGTCTTGATCGTGATGTTGTCGAGGGTGCCGACAGTGTCCTCATTGAGGAGCTGCTTACGACCACCGGTGACCAGCCAGATGGCCGGAGCACGGAACTTGTACGAGACCTTGACGGCGAGGTAAGGACGCTCGGGATCGAACTCACCATCCTGGTTCTTGCGGTACTTGACGTTCCAACCATCTCGCTCGAGATCCTCGACGAGGTTCAGAGGAATAGCAACCGAGAACTCGCGCTTACCTCCATCCTGGTTGTATCGAGTAGGCGACCCAGCAAAGTTCGTGAAGAGCAGACGAGCGTCTTCGATAACCAGATCGGAGGGGGTGTTGTTGAATGCCATGATGTTTTCCTTTCTCAGCGGCATAGTGTTTCAAGATCGACGAATTGTTCGATCGCTTGTTTTGCCTCATCGGCGAGCATCTCGGCATAAGACGTATCGACGTCCTGCTCCTGATGCATGAATCGGACCATCTCCGCTTCTTTCCAGCGATAGCCCTTTGTCCCAACGACGGCGTCTTTGATCTCTCCTTCGTTGTTCATCCGAAGGAGCTCAGCGCCACCTCGGTCCGGCTTGATCGGAACAAATTCACCGACCTTACCAACGAAGTGGTTGGCCCCATCTGGGAACTTCAGATACATCGCGGTCTTGACCTGTTTGGTCTGGGTATAATCCTCGAATTCAATCGGCTCCTTGGTGAAGAGCTTCTTGAATACATAAGGCTCCTGGAACTGCTTACCTGTAGCAGTCCATTTGCCTTCATGAGGGAATGCATACTTCGCAATGTACACTGCCTTGTTGACGAGACACATCTTGGCGTAGGTGGCTTCATGTTCGAAGTCGTACCCATACCGCTTCCCGAAGTCCATCACCTTCTGAATATCATCAGGTGTTGCTCCGGGAATCTTGATAGAGTCTGTCTTGATGTGAGCGACAGTCAGACCGAGTTCCTCCTGCACATAGTGTTTGAGGTCGATCATGAACAGAGCTCCGCGCTTAGCGACAATGTTGTCGACATTCCGAGGATCCCATGCCGGATTGTCGAACTTAGCGCTCGTTAGCCCATACATGGAGTTGATCGGAATCTTGAGCGCCTTGCCGAGTTCGTCAAGATCGTAGTTCTTCGCGATCTCAACGAGACGCCCGTCGAAAAGCTTACTCAACTCGTCCATGTCCTTATGCTTGATCGCAACTCGAGCCTGCTTGAGCTCGCTGTAGCGCTGAGTGTAAGGACCGAACAGGTTGAGCTGCTCGATCGACGTCGGGTGCATCGACGCAACATCGAGGAGGGCAACATTCTCGTAATATCCAGGTTCCGAATATACGTAACCACCCTCCCCGGGATCTTCGCCTCGGTAAGACGAACCCTTGAATCTGTCAAAGGTGTACCCCGGGAACATCTCGCTGAGATCAGTGTAAACGAACTTCGACTTATCGGGTTGACGCTCCTTACCGAACACCAGAGCACAGGTGTGCTGGTTTGTGGTGTCGTTGACGCTCAGACCGGAGAGCTCCGCAAGGATCTTGCGAGCACCCCAGTCACTAGCGAGATGGTCGAACACCAGCTCAGTGGCATTGACATCGTTCTTGCAGTATTCGACAACGTCGTCCCACTGATCCTCAGGAACCGGCTGGTCCCAAGGGATGTTGTTCTCCTGGTGTTTGATCCCGAGCTCAATCTCCCACTTCTTGAGAGACTGCTTCTTCGTCGAGAAGTCGTAAATATCCGCGTAGGATAGGTTGTATGCCTCACGGAATGTTGCGTTCTTCTCGTTGTTGATGATGCGCTGAGAGATCTCGAAGAGCTCCGCGTTCGAATATCCGAGCGACGCCGCATACATGATGTGGTTGTCGTACTTACGGTTGTTGAATCCAATCAACCGAAGATCAAACAATGACTTCACTGCTTTGGCAGAAGGATTCGTCCAGAAATGGACAACCTCCTCGCCAGGGAATTTATAGCAGATGACAAACAGATTCGGGAAGACCTCAACATCGAAAAATGCGATGCGTCCGTTTCCGTCCTTAGCCACCTCAGCTTTGTCCTCAGACATGAAGTGCATCTGTTGGACAATCTTGAGACAGCGATCCTTCTGATTTGTCGAAGACATTGCGAAAGAGGTCACGGCATTGCGAGCGTCTGTGACGTCGTACGTGATCCCAGACTCGTAGGCCTCGTCAAGAATGCTCTTGATGAAGTCGACATTTGGAGCAGTGTTGGCGTGCACCTCCTTACGGAGCGCCTTAGCGATTAGGGTCCTGAGATGATTCTCATCCTGAACGTGCTTTTTGTTGATCATCTTGGGAGCCTTTGCGGGGAGGTCTCCCGGATAATCCTCGATACCTCGCCCGTTGTGAAGGGACAGTCGTCTCCGAAGAGACGCGTTCCCCCGGAATCGTTTGATTTCAATTCCAGGCGAATATTCAGCAAGGGTATCTTTATCGACAGGATATCGATAGATGAGGTGGATGCCGCCGCCGCTTTTTGACGTTTCCGCATACGTCGGAGGCCAAGCAGAAGCAGCGCGAAGATTAGCATTGAGGTCTTTTTCACCATTATCTCCTTTCAGATCAAAATCAATGCAGATGTACTCTTCGGGCATGAGTACATAGTGCTCGTCGATAGGTGCAATATCTCGTAGCACCGTGTCCACATGTATCCAGGCCTTTTGAGGTGTTCCGTTCTTTGACGAAAGCTGAGCCTTACAGCCCGCAAAATGCTCGTCAAATATGGACGGAGTTCCTCCTTGCAGGGTGAGCCACGAATCGCTCTTCACGACGGTCGGAGTGAGTTCTGAGTTTTCGAACTTGTCGTTCTGAAAACCTACAAACAGACTCCGATAAGATACTCCGTCGATCATAACGCGATCTCGAAACTCTCGAAAGTATCGACAAAGCTCAGTTTTAAATCGATACCTTGGTACCACATATTGGATCCCAGTCTCAGCAGCGTAATCCTTATAATCCGAATATGCCTTAGCGAGAGTGACTTTGTCGTCAGAGCCCCAATCTTCATACATCTCCATTACGAAGTTGTAGATGGGATTAGTTTCTGAAACCATAGTCTGGGATCTATAATTTCGGTAATAGTTCGGCCCAAGACTTCGATACACATCAATACAATGCTTGGCGATGATGCCTAGTTCCCGATGAATGCCGTCCATGACGCTAGTGTATTCGTTTATCGGCAGACGCCTTCCCGATGGTGAAACATCAAGCAGGCGTCTTGGAATACCAGAGTTTGCGTCAGTGATCTTTACCGGGTTATTCGATGCCATGATCAACGTAGTTGATATACGCATGGAATGTGGTTTCTTGAACTTCTCGTTGATGAGCTGGATCTCGTTCGAGATGATCGAATTCAGACGAGTGTTCGTCTCGATTCGACTCAAGTCACCGTCGTGTTCAATAGCCACTAAAGGATCGCCAACAAAAGATGCCAAAGCAAAAGAGTTACTTCGCTGAGCGAGAGACTCTGAGTCGAATGCGACGCTATAGTCTCCAAATAGCATCTGCATAACGTTCAGAATTGTTGATTTACCAGAACCTGGATCACCATAGAAGACTAGAAACTTGTCGATTTTTCGACAATCTCCTGTGAGGACCGAACCAATACTCCATTCAATCTTCTGGCGTTCTGAAGAATCATAAAGAGTGTCTACGAGTTTGGCCCAGTTAACTGGAACCCCATCCTCCAGCGAATATGGAAGCCGATACGAGACATGATCATCTTGGCGAATTGGAGTGTCTGCGAACACTGGCATTCGGTCAAGAGGGTGGTCTGTATCAACCATATTCTTGGACCATTGACGATATCGTCTCCAAACACCGTCTCTTTCTGACGCGCAGAACTTCGGGATCATCTGCTGGGGTGCCGAATTCTCAACGAATTTTCGAACATCGTTATCTATTATATCGATAACGTCGAACTCGTCCTTGGACCATAGACCTTTATCGGGATTCCAGATCGCGACAAACTCTCCGTCGCGCAACATGATGTCGCGAGAATTCGTGTTCAGGAACCAAGGCGCCGCCTCCATAACCCCGGGAAGACCCCGCGTTGGCGAAGATTCAATCGTGTAAAAGTCCACCTCCTGTGGCCTCCTTTTTAGTGGTACGGATCATACAAGTTGGCCCACTGAATCATTTGGGTCGTCAAGGGCATCTCGAGAGTATCTGCCCCCGGTATACGGAATAGTCCGCCGGTTCCGTTCCTAGAGTAGGTCCTGTACATCACTCGTTCCGCGATGTTTAGAGCCTCCTCATGAATCTCTGAAGGCAGGCGCCCGTCGTCAGAATATGAACGAGCGCCCGCATTCAGAAGAATGGACTTCGTGAACGATTCCCTATCCTGGTAAAGCATGGCAGTCAAGGCATCGGTAATGCTCACAAAGACCTCAAGGAACGAAGCCGGAGCTTGCCTCGGCGAGGGCATGCCCGTTTCATAGCAGTATTCATCCCGCATACGAAGAGCCTGAATGGCTTTATCTTCATCATCAGGAATATACCACACGAAATCGAGTTCATCCCACACCGAAGCAAGCTCCGAGTAGTTCTCGAGACACCCTCGCTTGATAAGCCAGGATGTGTAGTGCATGTCAGATCTTGTCCCAGATCATTCCGTCAACGTTGAAGTCGACAATGAAGTTCGAGTCGACACGAGAGTAGTCCTCGCTCGGAACTCGATAGATGTTCGCGTCATAGTCTCCGAACGAGACATAGTTGTCGCCATCCTTAGAGTTCTTGATCCAGCCGACCACAGCGCCCTCGCGAGTGCGGGACAGGCCGAGCTGATCGTAGACCTCGTTCAGGAAGAGGTGACCCTTACGCTCGAGACGACGGTTCGCCCACAGCTGAACGGCCGCGAGGGTCTCAGAGGTGTAATCCTCATTCTCATCCCAGCAGTTCGAAGACTCCTCGGTGATGATGCGTGCGTAGGGCGACAGGTCTGTAATAGACGCAAGGACAGCATCAACGACGGCGGCTGCATCAGACTTGTTGTCGGAAGAGAGGATCTCTTCAGCAGTCTTGTCGTAGTTGGGCAGCTTCGGACGAGTGATCTTCTCAACGGTCTCCTCGCCGAGTGCGGTGACCATGGACTTCTTGTAGTCATCGAATGCGGCCTGAAGAACAGTGTACGCCGCACCAACGGCAGCAAGACGCTTCTTCGAAATCGAGTTCGAGAAGTAGATCATCGAGATGGTGGCAGCGCCAATAATCGCAGCAGGTGCGCAGGTGTAGGCGGTATCGAGGATGAAGAGAATGCGGTTCTTCATCTCGATCTTGCGGACGTCCTCATCGGCGATCTGGTCGGCGTTGCGGATGCACTCCTTGCGGCGTTCCCAGTCGCGGCCCTCGCAGTCCTCAAATCGAGTTCCAGCTCGCCACGCGAGATAGCCAGTTGCGACGACACCAGCAGAGGCAGTGACAGAGAGAATGGTGGGGGCGTGCTTCGAGATACGAGCCATGCCCGTGTAGAAAGCGGTCGTGATAGACATTTGAGTGTGCTCCTTTCTGAGCAAATATGTTACTTGATGGGTTCGGGACGGTCGGCAGAGACAAGCCAACCTTCCCTGATCTGTCGGATTTCGAACGCATCGGTTGTGGTCCAGCCCCAGCGTTCATCTGTGTATCGGGGCTGAATGCCAACGGACGACATCAGATCTGCAACCGAGACCTGGCCATACTGTTCGATGGATTCAGCGATGAATTCGATCACGTCAACGGCATCGCCGCGAGTGTCGAACACAAGGTCCTCCACGTTCGTGGGCTTCGGCTGGCGAGGTTCACGACGCTCAGCGCGACGCGATTCGTAGTAAGCCCGACCACGATCTGAACGAGAGGAACTAGAATATGACGTGTATCCGGACGTGGAACGTCTCCTCGGGTCGACTTCGCCGTACAGCAGCTGCTGGATACCCTGTGTCACCATATCGGTGATGGCGTTCTTAGCGGCTGGGATGGCCACGTCAATAACAAGATGCTCAGCAATCTCTGGGAGATCCTGGGCGAAGAAGGTCCGAAGAGCTTCCTTGACGGCAGACTTCTTCTGGACCTTGGCCTTGGCAATAACCTTCTTCTCGGGGGAGGCCCCCTCCTTGGCTTTGTCAGTGTTGCCAGGGAGGGAGACCTCAGTGGGCCGAGAAGGCTCGATGGGGACGATGTCCGACATCAGTTCGCCTCAGCGATCTTGCGGAGCTCTTCGAGAGAGGCATCAGGGTTCTCCTCGATCAGCTTCTTGGCCTTACCCATGATGTCATCGGGGAATAGGCCAGCAAGGAACCCGTTCGAGAACTTGGGATCGTTGCTGAGCTTATCCAGAAGGGCGTCGAATGCGGGGGACGCAAGGAACGCCTTGGTCGCACGCTCATCCTTGAAGAATCGCGTACCGTCTTCCGAACGCTCACCGTAGGCAGCGCCCACGAACTCCTGAAGCAGCTTGTAGGCATCCATGGGGGACGCCTCTCCTCCATTGATCATGGCGATCTTGGCAGAGAGCGGAGTGCGCTGAAGCTCCATGTTCATGAGCTCAGCCTTGGAGAGGTGGAAGTAGAGATTCTCCTCCGTTTCCTCTCCAAAGAAATTGGTGTACTTAACCTTGATGGACTGCATGTCAGTTGTCTTCCTTTCGAGAAGCGAGGTATGCGATCGTGCCGACGGCAGCGATCAGGGGGACTAGAACCACGAGAACATTTGCGTAGGTTCCGGTCTTAGCGAGCTTGGTTTCGCTAGGCTTTGGTGTTTCGGCCTTCTCAGTAGATCGGGTCGAAGGAGTATTCTCGTGAGGGACCGGCTTCGTTGTAGTGGGATTCGGAGCAGGCGTAGCCACGGAAGGGTTGGGTGCGGGGGTTGACACACTCGGCACCGGAACTGGAGTTGTGGTAGTGGGATTCGGAGCAGGCGTGGTCACAGAAGGCGTAGGCTGAGGATCCGGCGTTGTGCCGTCTCCGCTAGTCCCGCCATCGACCTTAACGTCGATCGTACGCTCGAGCTTGAGGCCATTAACCGTAGCGATATTCGTCACGGTCTTAGAACCTTCCGGCGTCTTCATCGGCTCAGGGGTGTACGTGACACACGCCTTCACACCCTCGGGTGCAGTGAATTCGATCGTGTAATCGCTGACCTGAATGGCCGAGATGTACACAGTCGTGTTGGGATCCCAGGTATCGCCCGTGGCACACTTAACGGATGTGCTGAGCTTGGTGTACGCGTCATGGACGGAGTACTTAACGCCGGGTTCGGCGATCCAAGTGATCATCCAAGAGGTGGAGCCGTCGGGATTGACCCAGCCCCACTTCGAGTTCTCAGGCTTGGCATCCTCGTAGTGACCGCCATTGCAGTCGTTATCACAGGCGCTATCCCAGTCCTTGTCGCCAAAGGTGAAGGGCCAGGCCCGCTTGCCGATGAGGATCTCTCCCCATTTCTTACCAACGACCGACTCCTGAAGACGTGCGGTCGTCCACCAAGTTCCGGAAATATCCGTCTTGGTAGCGAACGACTCAGGGACGTTGTCCACGGTGCACGTGAGGATGCCCTGGGTAGCCTTGCAGGTTCCGATCTTGTCACCAGAATCCAGGGTGAACGGGAAGTCGTACGCCCAGTTAATGACAGTGGATTCGACAGTGAAAGTCTGGCCGACTTCGAGCTTCTTGGTCGCCCAAGATCCCTTGACAGTAACCGGAGAGGACACCTGGGAGCTGCCCGAGGAGATGTCGGTAATCTTGGCGGTAATGGGGGTGTCCTCTGCGAGGGCTGGCGCGGCGGATCCGCAGATAACAACTGCAGCAATGCCGATAGACGCGAGTGCGCGGTTCATGATATTCCTTCCAAATATGAGGAGAAAGCCTATAACCCGTGTATGGGTTATAGGGTCGAGGTTGGGTCTCAGTTCTTGGACTGGGAGTTCTTGTATGCCTTCTTACGGGCACGGTTGGGATCGAGGGCGCAGCAAACGCCAAAGAAGCCAAGCATGATTCCGAAGGTGTACATGGGAGGGGTCCTTTCTTGAGGGTTAGTTCTCATTAGGACTCCCGTTTTTTGTGTTTGGCCAGTATTCTGGAGGGTCAGAATACTCGATCGGCTCGTCCGTGAAAGTGACCTTATTCTCCTTGGTCACAGCTCTTCAACCGATCTTGAACCAGTTCGGCTGAGGAGCAGGGGTCAGTGCGACCTCAACCGCGGGCGAACCGGAGGGGAGGAGCACCGGACGGAACTCAGGCTTGACGGTAACGCCGCCATCCCAGCCGAGCTCATCGCCGATACCGGTCTCACCGATGTGAATCTGAGCGTAGAAGTCGTTCAGAGGGCAGGGGCCGAAGTTAAGAAGGTCCTCAGAGATGTTGTTGCAGTACCCACGGATCTTCTCCGCGGTCGAACGGAAGGTGCGTCCGGTGATGGCGTCCTTGCACAGGACCTCCTCGTCACCGAAAATGACCATCGAGCCCTCGGGGAGCTTATTCTCAGCAGCCTTCTTGTCGGACGGCTTGCCGCCCTTCTTGATGACCGCGACCTGCTCGAGCACGTTCTTGCGAAGTTCGGACACGTTCATCTGAGAAATGGAGTACGCAGCGGCGAGAGCCTGGTACTTCTTGTAAGTGACGTTGTGGAGGGAGACGATCGCAAAGATCGTGACGCCGAGGCTGGCGGCAGCGGGGATGTAGGTCATCCAGTTGCGCTTGGTGAAGTCGAGCAGGTTGTCGGAAACGCCGTTGTCGTCGGCGAGGGCCTTTGCGTGAGCCTTACCGGAGGTGATGGCGGTCGCAACGGAGGCCGCGATGCCCAGGCCCGTGATCAGGATCTGGGGGTGGGTCTTGACCCAGTTCATGGCAAGCTTGATGGTGTTCTTGATGGACATGGTAGTGCTTCTTTCTTGAAAATATGGTTGATCAGATGTTGGAGATGTATTCGGCAAGATTGAGGCCGAGGATGGAGGTTGCTGCGATCGGGATGAAGTTCGGATCAGATCCGACCGCGAGAGAGTCGACAACGATGTAAGGATCATGCAGCTCAGTGTTGTCGACAATGACGATGTTCTTGGCGAATGCCCGGCGACGATCGGTCATGACGAACCGGAACGGGACAATCGCGTACTTCGCGTCAGGCTTATCGGCCTCGTCCCTAGAGATGAGGAGACGTTCGCCGGATCCATCCGTGAAGTAGATGTCCTCGTGGTTGTATGGCGCGACACGCAGAGGCTTGATCACCTTGCCTCCGATATGCTTGCCGACAAGCACCCCGAGAGCAGTCGTCTCGAGGGCGTTCGGACGTACGGGGGCCGAGTGAGCAACCGAGATCGAGATGAGCGATCCTTCGGGAACGCTGAGGTCGACTTCAGAGAGGTTGAAGATCTTTCGCAGGGTCATGGTTTGGCTTCCTTTCAAATAAAGCCTATAACCCGTGTTAGGGGTTATAGGGGGTTGAGAGTTCTAAGAGGAGTGATGTCACTCGTCGTCGGAGGGGTCCGAGGACGCTCGCAGACCGGCGATGGTCATAGCGCCAAAGAAGATAGCGACGGAGCTCAAGGCAGCAACCTTGGCAACCGGGACGCTCTTTTCGGCGACCGTCTTAATGCGGTCCATAAGAGGGGTCTTCGGGGTGGTCTCTTCGAGTTCGTTCGAGTTGGACATGGTGAGATCCTTTCTTGAGTGGTTAGTTCTCATTAGTATCGGGGTACTTTTTGCGGAGCTCTTCGACGAGATCGATTACCGGGTTCTCCTGGTACTCGGCGACGGTGCTGAGTAGCTTCAGGCCGAACAGTACGACGAAGGGTATGGGGATGATGGTCAAGAGAATGGCAAGCATAATGACTCCTATTTTGACTTGTAAAGCCTATACGCCGTGTATGGCGTATAGGATTGAGGGTTCAGTTTTCTTCAAGGTCGGGGAGACTCATGGTGAGCTTCAGATCCTTGTTGATGAGCTCCACGCAGAGCTTGCGGAGCATCTGGTTCTTACCGTAGCAGGCGTAGTTGAACGTCTTGCTGTAGAATACAGTTCGTTCAATCCTGCCGAGGTTGTAGAATACAGGTGCTGCAATCGCGAGGGTAGCGGCGGCAACGAAGGAGTAAGCGTACTTCGACATGAGAGTGGTCCTTTCAAAGAGGGGTGATAGTTCTCATTATTCGCCGCGTAAAATATGCGTAAAAAAGCCTATAACCCGTGTTAGGGGTTATAGGGTGAGGGTTCAGTCATTGAGGTCGTGGTCAATGTCACGCATGAGGGTGTCCAGCACCTCAGCCTTGGTCTCGCCTTCAGCGAGGTCGCGGTATGCGCGGACGTACGAAGCAGCCACCTTCTTGATGGTGGTCTCGTAGCGGTCAGCAACATAGGCGAGCCAGATGTTGTAGGCGAAAGAGAGGGTGAGGAGGACGAGGACAAAGATGGTCAGGGCGTTGAACATGATGGTTCCTTTCAAAGAGGGTTGATAGTTCTCATTATTAGTTGTGTAAAGTTTGTGTTAGTTTGTGTTATTTAAAGCCTATAACCCGTGTTGGGGTTATAGGATGAGAGTCAGTGGTAGAAAACGACATCTAGATCGTTCATCAGAGTTTCCATTGCTTCTTCGTAGCTCTTGCCTTCGCTGAGATTCATATCGGCAGCTCTGTACGAGTGGAAGACCTGGTTGAGATGGATCTTGTAATTGCGTAGCATGAGTGCGTAGTGAATAGCGAGAGAAAGAGGGATGAGGATGGAAACGTACAGGACGATGTAGTACATGGTTGTTCCTTCCAAAAATGGATGAATAGTTCTCATTATTCGCCACGTAAAATATAAGGTGAGAAAAAGTCTATAATCCTAGATTTTAGGGTTATAGACTTCGAGCAGTTCTACTTACGGAACTTCAGCATCGAAAATGCCTTTGAGGCGAGAACGTGTGTCTGCTCGTAGTTGAGGACCGCCATAAGACCGAGCAAATACACCACGCCGTTGGCAATGGTCTCGGATGAAGGCATAAGCTTCTCTTTAAGGTCAGAGTCCTTAACGAGCTTATGCAGTCGTTCGAGGTTACCAACAGCGGTGGTGTACTCACTGGTCGACGGGTCCTCTCCACCGAGCCAGTTAAGCACCTCGTTCTCGAGGTCCTCAGGTTCGTAGAGGCGTTCGACGTTAGACATGGTGAGTCCTTTCGTGTAGAGTGGGTAGTACTCACTATGCCGAACGTTTTTCTTACTCTCCAGGCTTGGACACCTTCAGGACGATGGTGTCACCGTCCTTGAGGTTCGCAGGCTCGTCCGTGAAGTCCGCGTAGACATCGTCATGATTCGTCACGACAAGGTTGCCGTGTGTCTCGGGGGTGTAGTTCTTCGAAGATACTCCGAGAGCTGCACCGAGGAAGACGCCGAATGCGGTGATCGTCGCGGTTGTCTCGTTGGTGTACGGGACGCCCCACACGATACCGACGGCGTTGACAAACGTCGCGAGTGCGGGGATGACAATAAGCGCAACGCGCTTGAGAATATCGTATGTCTGATTGTTCATCAGTTCTTCCTTCCGTCAATGTTGTTGGGCGTCATAGGTAGCTCTTCTACCTGTTCGAATACTCGACGAGCGAGACCGTTTCCACCGAGAGCAGAATATATCTGATACTCGGCTTCGTATTCTTCATACTCGTCCATTGTGACATATCCGCGCTCAATGTATGACCGACCGAGTGCGATGAGCTGAGTTCGAGTAACCGTAAGCAGAAGTTTAGCTGCATTATTGTTATGATCGGATTTAGTTTTTGCCCAGGCCCAGACGCCAGATCCACCGAGTAACGCAGTCACAGCGGGATTCGCCAGTTCGGCGATTTTTGTCAGATCCACTTATCTGTTACCTCCTGTCCGTTTTCGTAGAATCGATCCGGTTGAATCTTGATCGAATAGTTTGTCTTGTCGCCACCGCTGATTGTTCGTTCGATGACATAACCGGATATGAGAATCCCCATGATCGAGCACTTCACCGGATTACCGATTTCAAGCCTACGGAAAGTTTCCGACGAAATTTCGTCGATAGTAACTTCAACAGACTTGAGGGGCTCGCACCGAATTTCTTCGGTAGTCTGACCCCATTCTCGGCTCTGGTCACCGACGATACCTGATTCGTATCGATACGGACCCTTCCAATCGGAAGTTTCTTGCATGTATGCGCGGTTCTCATACCACGTACGGATGCGGCCTCGAGACGCCATTTGCCAGGATCCGTAATCCTTTGTTTTCTGGATATACCAGTGTGTCGGATGTTGAGGGAGACGACGGGTCACTCGAGAGTGAACTGAATCGAGAGAACCAATATCGATCGGATCGACCGAGGTGCTGTTTAGGTATCCGATTTCCAGCCATACCGTGATGTTTGATGGGATGTCTTTCGTTGGAAGCACAAACGATTTAAAGAACAATTGGTTGTACAAAGCTGCAGCATAGACATCGTCATACACGCTAGCTGTTAAATCGAAATCGATTTGGTAATCCGGGTGTTGACCGTTAGCATTGAGTTTTACCCAGAAAGGGAACCATCGGTATTTGTTGTTGTTGATACTCTCGAGCGTCCCGTTCAAAACCGTGATCGGATCGATCTGTGTTGGCCACACTGGGTTGTCTCGGTGCTCGTAATACCAGCCGCCCTTATTTTTTCGCTTCAAAGCTTCCCATATGGAAACTCCGCGAACTTCGCTGATTCCCTCAGACTCGTACGTGATCTCTTCGACGATAAATGGGGTCTTAGTGCTCCCCATACAACACACAAGTACGCCAGGCGGCCACGGGAAAACCCCTTTGCATCGAAACGTCATCGACGAGGTATATAGACCCTCTTTGATGAGCATGTCGAAGACCGGATGCGACCTGAATGTACTCATGGAGCGGTCTTCAAGAACCTGAACCATGTTTGGCATATCACAAGCCCTTCCTAGTCATAACCAAATCCATAGCGATGTAAGCATTGCCGATGTTTGGCACACTGAACTTGACTGGCTGTTTGCTTATATTTCTCAAGAATGCGGATATGTCAGTCGGGGTAATAGCTGGGTATGCTTCGCTGGCATAACACGTTGAAGATAGGGGCTGGTACCCGCCAGTAATTTTGAATATTCGCCCCCCTGTTTCAGATTTGGTCATGTCAAAGAATCCGTTTTCTGTCGTGGATGATCCGTTCACGTAAGCGTGAAACTGTGTCAATCCACTGTTGAAAATCTGGTATCTATCGTTCCCAACTGGAGGAAGACCCATTCGCAACCTGACGATGTCGAGATATCCGAGATTGATGTACAGTTTATCTAGAATCGATTGAGCGTCGTTAATAGCCTGTGACCAATTCTGGTTGCTCAAACCTATAAACATCGCGAACTCAGGTCCATACAAAACTGGGTTCTTGGTCGTAATCGTGAAATCAATCGTAGCAGGGTTAGCGCTGTAGTCGTATTTAATCTCACGAACAACACAGTCCTGTTTCCAGATGACGTCCCGATTGAACAGCACTTGTGGCTTTGTATACGTCGCCTCATTGTACTTGTACATGATCGACGGAGCTTTAATACTGTCGTCGGTAATCTGAACTGTCAAGTCAGAACTATTAGCCAGAACATCCAAAAAATATCGGGGCGGTCGCTTGGGAATGGGAACGATTGGAGTTAAACGCACATTGATGTCAATAGGCTTATCCGTAACCGTTGTCACAACGTTCCCGGTGAAGTTGTACTCCTTGTTGCCACCAAACGATCCATTAAGGATCTGAGCAACCCATCCTTCGTCAGGTCGATTTAGATCGGTTACGAAGCCCGGGCCACTCATGGGGAGTAGTTTGAGCATGGAGTACACCATGATGTTTACATCCTATTCATTCGTTCGAGTTGGCGCTCTGTTTGACGGTATAGGTCATTGAGATCGAGCGCCTTTGGCGATTCGTTGTACTGGTTGAAGACCATCGGCTTCTGGTTGTTGCGCAGTTCATCTCGAAGAGCTCGAATTTCCTGAGCTGTTTGGCTGCCATTTTGAACTGATGCTCCGACAACATTCGCATGCAGGTCATTCATCGTGAGATCTTGCAGACCATTCACCTCAGAGAGGTCGACGGTCGGCTTGATGACTGGATTCCAATCGGTATCCAGGTTGCTCATGGCGTTAACCATCTCGCTACCCAGATCGGACATCGCGTCAACAGCGTCATCCTGGTTCCGGTCGATACCCTGGACAATACCCGCAACGATGAACCCAGCCGCAGTCGCGAATACACGCGAAGGCGAGTGGATACCCAGAGTACTCTTAAACGAACTAAGAGCACTAGAGGCAACATTGCGCAGCTTGTTGTAAAGGGCTCCGGCAGCGCCAGACACGCCATTGACGACGCCATTGATGATGTTGCGTCCGATGGCCCCAGCCTGCGATGTGAAATTGTTGGACATACCCATCAGACCATTCTTGATGAATCTGATGATGGCAGAGATAAGCTTGTTTACTGCGGCTTGAAGCTCAGGTCCCTTCTGATCGATTGCATCAGCAAATCCATTGATGAACGTAATGACAGCATCCCATGCAGCATTGATGATGATCAAAGCGCTATCGGCGATACCCTTGATCAGAGCTGCGATGAGGTTTGCACCCGACGTAGTCAGCTCTGGAATCTTAGCCGCGATACCATCAAGCAGTGCCTGGAGCAGCGTTAGTATGGCCGCGACAACCAGCGGAATACATGTCTCAATCGCTTCAATCCACCCAGTCAACAGAGCCTTATAGGCTTCGATGAATTTTGGTTGATTCTCAACTATCGCCATGATCAGCTGGTACAGAAGGTCGATGACTGTCTTCAAGACTTCAGGCCAGACGTTGCGAAGGGTCGTGAGTAGGCCCGACACAACTGTCGTCCAAGTCTGAATGAGTTCGGGCATCTTCTGCTTGATTGTCAGCGCAAACTGATTGATAAACTGTCGGATTGCAATACCCGCCACGATTACCAATTCATTCACAGCAGGTCCGAATGCTCGAACCAAGGAAGCGAGCGCTCCCGATAATGCTGGGGCTGCTGCCTCCACTGCCGAGAAGACGCCAACCAATGCCGCCTGGATAGCTGGTGCCGCAGCCGCAATGATGGCTGATGCTCCCGCAATACCAGACGCGATAGCGACGAGTCCTGCACCGATAGCCGGTCCAGCCGACGACGCCACTGCCAAGAAGGCGGTGATCACCACGGCCAGAGCCGTGAACGCAGCGAGGACGCCGATGATGACTGCGCCGAGAATGCCAATGGCCAATGCCAGGGCGATTAGACCCGGGGCGGCTCCGATGGCGAGGTACCCCGCCGCAATCAGAATACCCAGTCCGATACCGATTGCCCAAAGGCCGTTACTAAGAGCATCCCAGCTAAGTCCAGCAGCGTTCGACAAGGCCGAGGTGAACATACCCAGAGCGAAACTCAGTAGCGTAAGTGACGCAATGCCGACCATGGCGCCCTGAGCTGCGAACGCCACTGCAACGATGGCCGCGACGACGAGCAACAGCTTACCAATCGAGCTGAGAATCTCGCCCCAACTATGGTTTGCCATTTGCACGATCGCCCCGACTGCAACGTTCATCGCGATTGCCGTCAGGATCAACGCTCCTGCTCCGACAATAGCAGTTGGCGGCATAAGATTCGCAATGGCCACAAGAAGTAGGATTACAGCGGACAAGCCAACTATGCCTTGGAATAGTTTATACATGTCCATATAGCCCATTACTGCTACAGCGGCCACGAGCATCTGAATCGAGAACGCGAACGAGATCATCATCAGTGAAATGGCTGCCATTTTGCCGAGATCGCCAGCGGCCTTGTTCATAAGAAGAACGAAGCCGGCCAGAATTCCCATAAGAACTCCGATCGCGATGACTCCCTGAGCAATCGCCTTGATCGGGAGTAGACCAAGTGCGATGATCGGGATCGTGAGCATGTTAATCGCAATGGCCATCGCAATCATGGATCCGACGCCCTGGATCATCGTCTTAGAATCCTTAGCGAGAAGCTTTGCAGCTGTCGTCATGCCGAGTACCAAGACCATTACGGCCCCGATACCCTGTGCGACGGTGCTCAGCTTCATAGATCCAAGAATACCTACGGAGATCGACATCAACAGGATTGCAACAGACAACGCCATAACAGCGCCGATAACGCCCGCAATCTGCATCTTGTTGATCTTCATCTCGCTGATCTGAGTCAGAGCAATTAGAAGGATCTTAGTTAAGACACCGATCGCCACGGCGCCCTGAATTAGTCGAGGCGCGGGGATCATCGCAAGGATAAACAGCGAGCCAGCAAGAATACCAACGCTAATCGCAATTTCGCGAAGGGCCTTAGCCTTGATGACTTCCTGCATGGACTTCAGAGCATCAGTCAGCGAGTTAAAGACGCCGGAGATCGAATCGCCAATCTTGCCGAACTTCTCAAACATGCTGCTGAACGAATCCGTGGTCTTCGTGAACTGACTCAGCATGGTCTGAAGGGTCTTAAACCCCATGCCAAGACCGCCGCCGAGCAGGATTCCACTCAAGAGATCGGAAATCGACAAGTCCTTGAGGCTGGAACCGAGACCAGACCAGAAAGTCTGGATCATCGATCCGGCGTTATCAAATGCCTTGCCGACGTTCTTCTTGAACGAGTCAAATGCCTGAGACTCAGAAGCGAACTTCTTGATGTTATCAATACCCTTGGTGAGCCAATCGATAAGATTCGCGATAGCCTCGACAACGGAAGCGCAGAACTCGACAATACCGGTAGCCGCGGTATAGATAGTCCCACCGACAACACCGAGAGTGTCGAACGCATTGGAGGCCGCCTTCCCGAAGGTTGACAGACCGCCTGCTGCTCCGTTCACCTCGTCGCTGAATCCACCAAATATGGACTTGGTCAGATCCCCGAGCTTTCCGAACAGATCGATGATGCCATTGATGAGAGATCCGAAAGGACCGAAGGCCTTCATCATGTTCTTGAAGCTATCGCCGATAGACGACAGGAATGTGTTGTTGTCGAGATGGTCGCCGATGTTGGCGAAGACATCTCCGATAGCCTTACCAAAGTCCTTGACTGCCTGCACCTGGGGCGCAAATGTCTTGGAGATGGTATCGCCGGCTCGACCAAAGGCCTTGCCGACCCCAGATATCGAGTCCTTCATTCGCTTCGTGGATTCAGACCAAGCTTCAGCCATTCGGGGCGACGCATCGTCCCAGAACTTCTTAATGCCCTTACCCGCGCTCTCGACAGATCCACCAAGGTGCTTGCCAATGGTCTCGCTGATCGGAAGGATCGAATCTGAGAAAGCCTTAACCTTCTCAGACCACTTGGGTCCGATAGCATCCGCGAGCTTGGTCATGTTCTCGAGGAACCCCGAGCCAAACCCACCGAAAGCCGACTTGATCTTCTCCATCGGACCGCCGGTTCCAGAAGCGAAACCGAAGATCGCGCTAAAGACATTTGAGACCGCATCGCCAAAAGGCTTGAAGACGTTTGAAGTCGCCTTCTTGATGGTCTCGATGAATTCGCCGAGCGGCTTGAGTACAGCCTCGATGACGACCTTGAATCCGTCGAAGATCGGCGTGATCGTGACATCCGCAATTGCGTACATCCAGTCAGCAAGCTTCTGGAACTTGTCGACAATCCAGTCGAGGGCCTTGGCCAGGCCTCCGAGGACTTCCGTTCCGCCAAGCATCTGTCCAAACCAGTCGCTGAAAACGGAGACGATGTCCCCAACCTTCGCGGCGATAAGGATCATCGGCTTGATGAAGATCCCAGCCAAGATCGTGCCGATCTTGAATGCGGCAACGCCAATCTGGACAATCGCCGAGGTGAATCCGATTAGAACCTCAAGAACCGGAGAGAGCAATTCGCCTACCATTTTGAAGACCTTGCCAAGGTTATTGGCGAAGTCGTCAGACATCATAAGCCACTGCGAGATCGAATGACGGAAGTAGTACGAGAAATCGTACAGAGCCTTGCCGGCGTCCCCCTGGAACGCGCTGAAGAACCCTTCGCCGATGGCCTTTAGAGGTTTGGCGATAGCGGTCCAGAGTTCACCGAGACCATACCACCATTCCTCCCAACCACCGAGTTCATCCCAGCGGTCAAGAATGCCCTGAAGAGCATCGAAGAAAGTTCCGATACCTCCGTTCACCACGTTGGACACAGCAGTCCACATGGTACGGGCGCGCTCAAAGTCGCCGAAGATAGTTCGGAAGATGGAAGCCCATCCTGAACCAAGAGCTTCTGCCGTCGTGTCGATCAGCTGCGAGAAAGTCTTCACCTTCGTGGCGGCGTCGTTCGCGACCTCGGCAAGTCGCATGATTTCATCGGCCTGTTCCTCTGTGTAACCGGCGCTCAGGAGCTGTTCACGAGACAGATCACCAGTGTACTGGGTGAGTGTCTCGATCATGATCTCTGAAGTGAGCCAGTTATCCTTGAGCGAGTTTCGGAACGAACCCGCCTTGTCGATCATCTTGTCGACTTCGACACCATAGGTGCGAGCCGTTCGCTTCAGGGCTTCCTGGAATTGTTCGCCGCCCATGCCGGCATTAACGATCGAGTTCCAGTCTTGAAGCTTGACAACACCAGTCGACAGGGCCTGCGAAAGCTGGTACATCGCGGTCGCTGCCTGCTCAGAAGACGAGCCAGACATAGCTGCGACGTTCGACAGACCCTTAATTGCGGCCACAGAGTCCTTAAGACCCACACCGGCACTTGTGAACATGCCGATGTTTCGAGTCATTTCGGTGAAAGAGTAGATGGTCTTGTCCGCATAAGCGTTCAGTTCGTCGAGAGCTGCGTTAATGGTCGCAGTTGTCTCACCCTTGCTGAATGTGTTAGCCTGAATGGTCTGAACAGCATTCAATTGATTTTCGTATTCCTTGAAGCCGTCCAGAATAGGGCCGAAAGTAAACGAAGACAGGACCGATCCGCCGGCCATAAGGGCCTTCGATGCGATGTTACCCATAGCCACCGACGCTGCGCCGGCGAGCATGGAAAAGCTACTCGATGACATCTTCGCAGCGGCCCCGACGTTAGCAGTAGCAGCCGCTGCAACTGAAGAGTTGTTGATGACAGAGTTGGTAATGTTCTTAGCGCCATCGGCGATCCCGCCCATCCGCTTTGAAGCGTCTTGGGCAGCTTTACCAACACTGTCTAGTCCGTCAGTCGACTGCTTGAAGTTCATTCCGGACTTCAAGCGATCAACGTTACGGAGAACGCCGTCGACCTTACTGGTAAACTTCGAGTCATCGAGTTCGAGACTGACTACCTTGTTTTCGATAGACCTACCCATTCGCGATTGCCCTTTCTACCATTCGGTCGATTTCATCGAATATGGGCTTCATAGCCGGGTTGATGTAGTCTCGACCCTGGACGTATCCACCCTGTCGTGTCCCATGTCCGTATTGCAGAATGATCGCAATGGGAACCTTGGAGACGATGTGTGTATTATACCAAACGATCTTAACGCCTCGCTTGGTCTGCTTGATCTTGTACTGCCATGAAGCAGCAGTTTTCCCGGTGCCTACCGGTGTATTGGCCCGGAGGGCCGCCACGCCGCGATCACCGGCGGTAGCCAGAATGTTACGAAGCTTCTTGTCTTTGACCTTTGTCAACCATTTTGACATATCAAAGTTAGAGTCAAACTTCATCTCGATCATGACGGCCCTCCTTTCTTGATCAGCCCCAGAGCGTGCCGTTGGCAAGCTCGTATTGGAGACACTCGACCGTGCGATAGCCGCAATAGCCGTCGACGTCGAGCTCATGTCCGCGGTTTCGCAGGTGCTGCTGGAGCGCAGACACCGTATCGGGTCCCGCGATACCATCTGCCTCAATGTCGAGACGACGCTGAAGCTCTGCGATGGTGTCGGAACCGTCGTGGGGGTCTTCGACCCAGTCCCAGCCAGTACCAGTCCGCTCGAAATACTCTTCGTTGTCCTCGTCCTGGTCTTCAATCCACCCATCAGCCGGAAGACCCATGGACGCCTGAAGAGCGTAGGTCGTAGCCTTGCCCCACCACTTGTCGGTCAGGCTGTCAGCACCGTCCGAATCATCGGAGTCATTTGCATCAGACCACTTAGGTCGAAGAACGCAGTCGATTCCGAAGGAACGCTGACGGCGGTAGACGCCATTGCCCGCGGACTGAGAGCCTGCGTTGGACGGAGAAGTGTTGCCCTCAATGGTCTGGAGCCAGCCGTCGCCAAGGTTGGCCTCGACAATACCGACGTGGTCGGTCAGACCATCGCGATCCCAATCGAAGAGCACAACGTCTCCGCGCTGCGCGTCCTCGATAGAGACCTTATCCATGCGGTTCTTCGTGACGTCAGTGTTGTAGCTGTAGCCGCCGATTGCATCGATCTCGCCAGCCATGTCGAAACACATACTGACAAAAGCCATACACCACCAGATGTCTTCAGACGGGCCGGCAAGCCAAGGCTGGTTCATACGCTTAGCGAGCCATCGACCAGCCTCAGAACCCGGCTCAGGATCGTCCGGAGCGTAGTATCCGAGACGATAAGTGGCGTGCGACATAACGTCGTCGATCTTACTCATACTTTACTTCCCTTCGTAAATAGCGCGATCTCGGTCCTCATGGGGATCGGGCCCTGCCGGGACTTGTGCGTCAGCGGGAATGTCAATCATCCTCTGCTCCCTGTTCTAGCCCTACGGGCTTGGTTCATGGCCGCACGCTGAGCTGCTGAAGCCCGGGCGTCCGGCTTTTGGTTGTTCTGCTTGGCTGCGGCGAGACGAATCAGCGTCAATAGCCGATTCAAGTTCCACTTGTCGCATTCGAATGGGATGCCCAACTGAGTCATGTACCAGTAGATTAGTTCACTGGTCATTGTGTCTCGCGGGCCGCCGTTCGAAGGTGGATTCCATAGAACTGTCGCCGTAGCATTGTCAGACAAATAGTCTGCTATTTTGACCTGAACGGATTGGTCGAGCCGCTTGACAAAATCTCGAGGGAGAGGGCGGTCCGACATACACTGGATGTAGTACACTAACTCTTCGCCAGTCTGTGGTGGGGTTTCCAGGAATGACCGCTTGTAAACGGATTCCCACTCAGCCACCGCAGACAGGGTATGCGTAAGAGTAACTGTGAACGTCTCCAGTGTAACAAACGTATTACTACGCTCGTCAAACCGCTCCTCTCCCCCAAACTCAAGCGTGAGCGAGATCACGCCAGAAGGGTCCGCAGCTCGTTAGGCATGACCAGCGTCGGGCTGGCAGTACCGCCTCCAGCGGCCGCAACACCATACAGCTTGTCAGTGAGCTTCTTGTACTTCGCCGCGTCAATCTTCGAGGAGTCGACCGTGATGACGGAGACCGGCTGGAATCCATCAACCTGGACGGGAACGGTCGAGCACTCCCACGAGAACGAGATCGCCTCGGGAGAGTCGGAGACCGTGTTGTACGCACGCTCGGATGGTGCTGCAGTCGCGCCGTAGATGATGTGCAGCAGTTCGCCGTAAGCATCACCCTTCGTGTCGTTGCCAAGCTTCGTGCAGTAAGAGAACGCGAAGCGCGTACGCGGCTGCTGACCGAGGTTGACACCCTTAACCAGCTGAGCGGTGCCATCGCAGATGGCGAACTCATCGGGATAAGTGTAGGCCTCGATCGTGAACTTGAACGACGGCGCCGACATCAGCGTCAGGTACTTCAGGTTGTCAGCGTAGATGTCCGAGGACTCATCGCCCTCCGGAGTCTCAGTGACAGTCTTCAGACCGTTCCAAGGGACGCCTGAGCCGTATCGGTTCTGAGCGTTGTCAAAGGGGAACAGAACACCCTTGTTAACGCCTGTGTGATAGAAATGGGAGCCCTCTTCGTCCCACTTGATCTGTGCCATAGGATACCCTCCTTAAAGGTAAACCGTGAAGACGAAATGGTTCATTCCGTCCGAGATATATGTCGTATCCAAAGACGAATACGGGATCTTGAGGATTTCGTCGATCACGTCTGGCTCTGGATCCTTGGTGATGAGAGTGACCGAGTATTCCTTGGCACCCTTGTAAGGTACGTCGGAAGCATGGTCAATTTCTATCTTCGACAAGTGGAAGATAACTGCCGGGTATCCAATCTTCAGATTCTCTGGAGGCTGGAAATATACCCGGTCGTGTTGGACCGCTTGCCGAAGCAGATGTAGGAGGTCTCTATACGTGCGCATACAAACCGCCTAGATTGATGGTCAGCCGTGGATAGTTCACGCCGATGGACTGTACCTCCCATTTTGAGCCCTTCCATACCACGTACTTCAGAGCCTCAAGGTATGTCTTGATCTTCGTGTCCATCAGGATGCTGATCTCGTTGGTGAGACGGAGGTTGGTGTTAGTGGAAGAAGCATTGTCGTTCCTGACATAGAGATTACGGATAGTCCCCTTAACCGGGAGTTCGACAAAGTCCTCGAGCCATACACCTTCCTCCGTCTCACGTGTCATCACGAAACCCAGCTTACCGCTGAATCGTGACATTAGTCTTAGGCCTTCTTTCGCGAGATCGTCAGGGCCGAGTAAGGAGCAGTCAGGGAACCCGAAAGACGGGTTTCCATGAGATACTTCATCTGGTTAAAATCCAGATCGAAGGACTCGGCCATACCCAGCTCCGCGCCCGCGTTGCTGCCGATCGTGTAGTCGCGCAGGTCGACCACGACGGCAAGCAGCTCGCACCGAGCGCCCTTGACTTCGTGCTCGAAGCCGTTCATCAGAGGAACGGTGACGATCTTTGTGACGCCCATGGCAGCTGCGAGGGAAGACTCGGTCTCGTAGATGCGACGACCGTTCTTGTCCTTCTGAAGAAGGAGCTTGACAAGGCGCTTCTTGTCGATGAACAGGGTCGGCGAACCGGAGCCCTCGAGATCGGCCGATGTCAGGACGATGTCGTCCACGAGTGTATCATCCGTGGTGGTAGCCTCCAGGACCTTGTGGATCGCGTAGAGCTCGTTCTCCTTGATGATTGGCCTGATGGCCTCTTCATCAACCTTGTCGGGGTCAGACACAGATCGGCCATCGCCCAGGATAATGGCCCTGGCAATTTCCTCGTTGAGCTTCCCCTTCATCTCGTTCTTGAGCCACGAAACGACATTGAAGTCCGTAATGTCGACAATGTCGTCCCTGTCCAGCTTCTGCTTCTTGTAGATGGTCGTGGGGGAGGTGGTCCGCATCAGCAGCTTGATGACCTCATCGGTCTTCTTTGCTGCCTTGTGGGCGTAACCCTTCGCCCTTGCCTTGTCATCCCTGATATCAGAGAAAATGGACTTGATTCGGGCGAAGGGGGAGTGCTTGGTGCCTTCCATGACGGTGGTGACCCAGGACTGATCTCGATCGAGGGTAATCGGCTCGTCCGTGATGCTCTTGGCATCAGGGAACAAATAGCCAATGTTCTCGATTCCATAGTCCTGGTGCTTAAGCTCGTCGCTGAGGGTCGTGCCGTTCCGCTTGGCCGTCTCGACAATCTCAGCGAACTGTGCGTGAGATAGAGTGTTCTCAGGGGCCTTGTCGCCCTCAAAGATATTGTGCTTCATATCTTCCTCGGTTTCTTCGTTGGTCTCTTCGGAGTCTGACGACTCTGCATCGATGGCGGCGGCAATAAGGTAGTTCACTGCCTCCAGCTGTTCTTCGGTGAGAGTGGAGAGGATCTCACCGATGGTCTTGTCCTCATCAGAGGACTCATCTTCAGAGGATTCCTCTTCGGAGCCCTCGAAGTCTTCGTGAGAAACGTCGCCTTCACCCATTTTGATGATGGCGGAGTAACCTTCGCCATCAGAGTGGGCCATAGTGACGTTCTTGATTGTCGCCTTAGGGTTTGCGCCCTTAAGAACGAGTGACACTTCGACAATGTTTCCATGCTGGACGACATTGCCGGTCTGCTTGAGGTTGTTTGCGAAGATCGACATAGCAGTAACGTCACCATGCTCGATCAGTTCGCGAGCGTGTTCTGCCTGCGGAGACCCATTGAAGAATCCATAGGCGTAAACACCCTCAGCCTTCTTCTCGAGCTGGGCGTGCCCGAGAACATTGGTCACGTTGTCGTGACCGTGCTGCCAGACGAGAGGGACGACAGCCCCATCGTTCTGTTCAAATGCGTGATGAGAGATGACTCGCCCATCGGAGCACTTGATGCCTGCGACGGTTGCCCACCCGTCGAAGTCGGCGACGTCATTAGGCGCTGCCATTTTGAACCTCCTGGTCGTTGTTTGACCGTTGATCCGCGTTTGCGGATGACGTGTACGGATTGGCCAACTGATCCGCCTTGGGATCTGTGGACTGCGGCAAGCCGATGATCGACCTGATCTCGTTTGGCGTCATGACCTGGTTGGTGATGAACGTCTGAGCCATCGACGCGATGCTATCGAGTGAGGTTGCCGTGAACGGATCCCTCACATAGATAATTCGCTGCCCCTGAGATCGAGCTGTCTTGGTCAAGAAGACCATAGTTGCCGACTTCGTGATTGTATCGAGAATCGGCTTGACCGTTCGGTTGTAGTAGGACAGGTTGGTCTCAGCATCAGCCGTGCCATTGAACACACTCTCAGTGAAGCCGAGAGCGTTATAAAGCTGTTCCGAAAGGTATTTGACCTGATCAAGCAGATTGTTCTCAACTGGACGATTGAGCTGTGTGATCTTCTCAGCTCCGTCGACGTAGGCCACGCCGATTTCGGAGTTTCGAAGTTGCTGTTCAATCGCCTCACGTCGAGTCTCGGCCTGTTGCTGCCGCAATTCGCCTCGAACAGAATACGGAAGCTGAATAATCAAATCCAACTTCTTACCGAGAGCGGAATTGTCGATAGCGTCGAGTGCATCGAGCTTTCGCGCGAGTCGGTTAGCCAACGAGCTGTTACTAGCCGTGACATCGTAGAGCGGACTGTACACGATTGCCGCTGAGTTCTTCGAGATACGAATCGTTTCTCGATTACCGCTACGGTCGTTATACAAATTTACATCGACTGAGTCTGTGTACCAACTCTCGATTCGTCCAACTCGGAGAGAAAGGACATCGAACGACCCTTCCTCGTTTAGTGCAGTGTCTGTATCGACTGGAACCAGAGCTGCGCTACCAGTTTCCAGCATAGTATAGACGAGCTCGTAGATCAGAGCGTTCGAGGTCTGATCGATGTTTGCCATCAGAGACAAGCATTCGTTCAGCGAAGAATCCCTCTCGCTGTCATACCTACCATTTTGATCTACCTTCACATGGCGAATCGGAGTGTTCGCAACGTCCAATGCGATCTTGTTATATAGCGTTTGGACCAGGTTTGTAGACCCGATAGAACGGTAGCTCGGTCGGTACTCGCTGTAGTTACTATTCTTGTAACGATCTGGGCGATCATGTGCGAACACATTCCATGCCCGAGCCAACCGTGACATAATACCCATATTACCTCCTCTCGTTAGTTGAAGTCGTCGAGTTGCTGTTTGTATGCGACCCACGCATCCATAAGCGCAGCCACTGAGTCAATCTTGAGATCCATTCGTTTCTTCAAGATCTTGCGGTTTCCGTTAGTGTCCTCAAGGGTGATGGTGTTACCCATTGCCCATGAAAATAGCTCTTGATCGAAGATGAGTCTCCGATCTTCCGCCAAACTCTTGAGCTCACCCAACGGCACTGACTCAGTTCGAGCACCCTGGATAACTTTATGGATCCCATAAGGTCCGTTATCGGTTGTCCATCTCTCAACGAACTCCCTGGCGTTATACGGGTCGTACCCGAACGCTCGGACGTCATACTCGGATCTCAAGATGTATTCGTCGAGATCGTTGTAGACTTCAATCATGTCCAGGATTGTCCCATCCATGACCTGGAGGGATCCTTCTCGAATGAACGACTCGTACTTCGCGCGTCCAGCAGCCGGAAGCTTGTCGAACGTGCGAGTAGTGATGTATGCTCGCGTCTTAACCCCGAAGTCACCAGTGGACAATGGGAATAGGAATGTAAAAGCACAGAAGTCATCACCCTGAGAAAGGTCGGCACCCATGGCACACGGCATTTGCCAGAACTCTCGTGGGTTGTGGGGGATCGTTTCTTCGTACTTGAAGAAGTACGTATACCCCTCACACGGGATTCCAAAACGTTTTGCCAGAATGTCGTTCCTCGCGGAGGGGACATTCTCGGCCCTAGCGACATCTCGTTGGTATGTGTCGTAAGACACAGTCTTGCCAAGGTTGGGTTGAGCCTTAATCCACATGTTTGGATCCCCAACCTCAGACACCTCGTCAAGCCGGTAATACCAGATCGACGAGTGTGGGTCGTAGTACTCGCCCTTAAGGATCGAAAGTAATTCCATTTTGATGGAATCGCCGACGCCATTACGGACAGTGCCTTCGGATGATACGGCAACGATGACCCAGTCGTTGAGTTTCGACGCACCCTGCTCGAGAGCAGAGATGACGTTCTGACGAACATCGCCAGATAGCCATTCGTCGATCGTGTTCACCTTAGAACGCAAGCCCTGAAGCTTATCAACGTTCATAGGGCGTACCTCGAGAAGAGAGTTTGTCGCGAAGTTCTCGATTCCCTTCTTGGTAGGGCAAAGCAGCGATCGATTCGCCTTGGCGCCAACAGTTGCGTGGACTGTACCCGCTGACAGGAACTTAAACAGAGGTCCCCGGCTGCGTGTGATAGCAGTTTTAAACGGGGACAGCGTTTCTTCAGCCTGAGGCATGGTGGGTGCCGTGGCAATTTGGTGCGTCGTGGTCGAGTCGATTGTCAGAAAGTAGGCGTGGATAAAAGCCATGTACATGGACTTGGCCGCGCCTCGCGCGACGATAAGGTATTGCTTGTTGACCAAGCGTCGCTTAATGTCGACCTGGACATATCGACCGTTGTGACCTGTTTCATCAGGAACGAACTTCGTCACTTTCTCGAAGTAGAACCACGAAAGTAGTGATTCGGCCCATAGTTTGAACGAATCAAGAAGAGTTAGATCGCTGCCATCGACAAGGGTCATCTCGTTCTCACAGAAAGCGATGAACCCATCGATAGCACAATCGTCATAGAAGTATCTCGGGTTGGCAATTAGATCGTCAATCCGATTCATCTCCATCTCGATGGTGTGAGAGACCGGAATCTCGCCGGCGAGGACCTTTTCACGAAACTGGGCATAGTATTTAGGCGTAGCAGTGTTGGATAGCGCCATGCCTACTTCTTACCAGTCGCATTCTTAAGGATCGCATCAAGGTTGAAGGAATCCTTAGCCATCTTAGCTACGCCTTCGTACTCCGTACCCTTGAGCTTAGAGTCGAGAGCTGCTGTGAGCATGTCGGTTGCCGTTCGGGCAGCATACTTCGTCAGGTTCTTTCGAGCCTCGTCGACGAAGAGATCAGCCGTCTTAGCAAGAACGCTCCTATTTTGACTCTCGTACTCCTTGAGCTTCTCCTTGAGTTCGTAATTCTGCTTCTCTAGATTGAGTCGCTTGTTCTGCTCGATGAGATCCGTGGACGAGAGCCGTCGAGGAGCTTCCTTCCGCAGGTCGGCTGGGATACCACCCTTAGGAACTTTCTGCTTCTCGAGTTCCTTCTGCTTCTTCTCAGCTTCCTTCGCAGCCTTCTTTTCGTCAGCGATTCGCTTCTTCTCAGCGCGCTCTGCTTCCTTCTGCTTCTTCTTGCGATCGGCTTCTGCCTTGCGAGCTTCCTTCAGCTTCTGGTTCTCGAGCTTCTTGCGAGCCCGTTCAGCGGACTTCTCTGCTCGGGCAGCCTTGTTAGCAGCATGCTTCTGAGAAGCAGCCTTAGCAGCCTTAGCAGCCTTCTTAGCCGCAGCAGCTGCTGCCTTAGCGGCCTTCTTAAGTTCAGACTCGTGCTTCTTGCGTTCCTTCTCGGCAGCCTTCTCAGCCTTGGCACGTTCCTTTCGGAATGCCTCAGCGTTGACAGCTTCACCGATCTTCTTCTTCTCCTCGACGGACCGAAGCCCGACTCCGCCGGAGCTTTCCGTCCGTTTACGGACGCCCCACTTCATACCGAGGACGCCGTAATGAGACAGAGTTTCTTCGCTCATGGTTTTCTCCCATCATTGAATAGTCAGTCGCCACTCCGCCTCTTTCTGCAAAGCCTCAACCGCATTGATGGCGAAGGAGGTCTGCGGCGGATCGAACATCAATCGAACTGAGAAGTTCACATATTGACGTAGGATCCGTCCAAGAGTCGTAGCGGGGTAATCTGCCTCGGACGATAGGTTGCCAACTTCGCGGTTTAGCTGAGTCGCAGTTGCCAAAGCATTGTCAATGGCGTCCGTAACTTCGCTGTCGAATGAAGTGTCATCCTCCATCAACCCGAGGTAGGTCTTTGTGTCATGTAGAATCGACATTTAGCCTCCTACCATAGTTTTGTATCGCCGGGCGATCTTGGATCGAAATCGACGAGAGCCAATGCTTTGGTTCCGTAATGGATTGCATTGTGAGTATCTCGACTCACGCAAATAAGATTGTTGATATCCCACATGCACGGGTCGAAATTCTCGCACTGGCGAGGCGTTAGAGGGTTGATGTGATGGACGACAATGCCGTCGTGAATCTCATATCCCTCAAGGCCGAGATCGCATCCAAGATCTCTCGCGATAACTTGGGCGCGAGCCTCTCGCCAAATATCGCTTTGGTAGAAACTCTGATTCAGCCACCTGGATCCGCCGAAAGTTTCTCCGAAAAATGCTCCGTTGAGTGAGAGATACTCGAGACGTTCTTCAAACGTGTGTAGGTGGCTTAGTTCATCATAGCTCCGCATCTGAATCTCCAGAATATACCTTGAAAGCAGCCAGTGCTTCCTGAACCAGTTCCTCGGTGCGAGCAGCCGACTCAAGTGCCGAAACCTTGGCTCGAGCAAGAGTAGTGTCTGCCTCAAGGCGAGCCTGCTCAAGTCTTTCGCGACTGGAGCCCAGCTTGAGGAAATGAATGATCATCGAATTGCTCGCGGTGCCGTCAAGAATCTGCTGAGTGGCCAATTCCATGGCAGCACTGATCGCCAATCGTTCAGCTTCCTCGGGAGTTCGAGGAGTTTTGGTCTTCTTTTTGACCATCACGCGTCCTTTCTTATACTTCGATCTGAGTTTTCGCCTGCCCCAGCCCATGCCCGGAAAGGAGCAAGAAACAGGCATGGAGAACTAAGTGGCCGGGGCAAGCCAGAACCCAAATCGAAATATACCTCCGCGATAATTCGAGGGTGGGGCGCGATTTGGGCGGGGGGTCATCAAGAAATGACAGCCCCCCGGGGGTCAATGGAGGGAGAACCGTGGTATTCCCTCCAATTGAATTTGTTTTCACTCGATCACGAAAGTTCTCTTTCCAGTAACATCATGATCAAGAATCCATTGAATCGCTTCTTCGACATCGTCAGCAACGAGTGCATCACTTAAGATGTCACTGGTTTTGGTCACACGGTCTAGGAGGCCGCAAGAGTTGTAACCTTTCTGAAGGTCGAACGTCAACCACTGATCGAACTCAGTCTTTGGACTGAAAGGATTGTCAGTAGTTGTAAGGTACATTGTTGCCATGATTCAATCAGTTTCCTTTCACGGCTTCAAGCACAGAGCTTGTACTAATGCCAAGCATCTCAGCGATCTCAGAGGTGGTGGCTCCATTCTTCGCCATGGCACGAGCACGAGCCACAACACCAACGGAAAGCACAGGCTTTTCCTTTGGCATGGACAGTTCATGCAAGCGCTCTGGATCGGCGTAACGAACGATGGACTCCATCATTGAGTTACTGACAGCACCATTCATGATGGCTTTCCATTCAGCATCGGTGATGTCGAACTGGACCTCCTTGCGGGAAGCACCAGTCCTGATTCGCGCAGCCTTGAGCGCCTGGCTTTCAAGCCGGGTACGTTCATCCTTGGTCAGGCCAGGATTCTCCTCGACCTTTGCCCGGACAACACCCCCAGCAATGAGCTGAGCTTGACGCTCCCGAGGTGCATTTGTGAGGGCCACCCGGACTTTCTCCTTTAGGGAGGTTACCTCATCGGAGTACTCCTTGGCAGAACCCGGGTCTCGTTTCAAGGTGGGGGTATTCACAATCTCCCGACGGGCGGTGTTTGCAAGGGACTTCATATCGTTGGCGTAGCGGGCGTACAGTTCTTCCATAGGGGTGCCCGATGAAAGCTTGCGCGCGTCGTCAACCAACTCCATGCGGGTCGCCTTCGATGTACGGAGGCGGGTCTCGATACGAGGGTCCTTGGTCTTGAACTCACGGGTGACAGAATATGATTCACCAGTCTCCTCGTAAACCTTCTTGCCCGTGACTGGATCGATGGGCCCGCCTTTTGCCATAGACCGGGGCTTCCGCTTTGGAATATCCACCTCGGATGCAGCGCGAGAAATAAGAGTGGACACGCCACCCTCGGGCTGATACTTCTTCTTGAGCTCGGCAATACCGTTGTCGACAGCGGAGGTGCGGTAGTCAAGCTTGTGCTTGGCCGCGTCAATAACCACCATCGAGTGACGGACCGCCCGTGCGAGCTCAGCTTCAGTAGCGCCTTTGATAGTCATGTCGGTAATAAGATTACTGACCATGCCCATCTGCTTCTGCTTACCGGTCTCACTGAGAACCTTCATCCCGGGATATCCAGGATATGCGGCAGAGGGATCGAACCCTTCGAGTCCCTTGAGAGGAGACGTCGAACGAATACGACTCCGCGGTGTGACCGGAATAACCATCGCCGTATCGCCGTCAAAATCGGCTCCTGAGAGTCGTTGAGCGACATTCGGGTGAATACCAATGGCGTCCCTGGCAAGCTCTCCAATGGTCTTCCTGGCGTCCTTATGACCGTTATTTACGGTAAGGATGGGGATCTCGAACGTACCTCCATGAGGGTATCGAACGAGAGCGACCTTGCTGCCATTCTTGAAGTTCGGGGCATATACCTCGGTGGGCTTCAAAGATGTGACGGGGAGCAGAACCTGATATGCCTGGCCCGGAACTGCGGCGGCGCGAAGACGGATGGCGTCCGAGTCGCAACCATCTGCGAAATCCTGGAGGGCCTTCTTCCGAAGCACGGGGTTTGTCAGGGCCATAATATCACTGAAATTCTTATTGGCTTCGTCGGTTGAAATATCCAGCTGCTGCTTGGCGAATGAAATATCCTGCTTCGAAAGGAACTGGGCGGACAAGGTCTTAGACCAGTTGCCCCAAGACCCTTCCTCATTCACAAGGTTGACGGGGGACAGCTTCTTCTTGCCGTCCTTGTCAATATATTCCATCTGCCGGCGGATGGTCGCACCGAACGGGTTGTCCGGGTCGGCCTTCATTTTCTTGAGGACCGTGTCGCCATCACCAATCATGGGGACCTTCTTGGATTTATTCGTGTTGAACCGAATATCCTTGCCCGCGGGAAGGTCGTCCGCGTAAATGGCCATGCCCTTGAGGTAGTGCGTCCCGTCAACGGAAATACGCACCTGGGCATAGTTGGACTTGCCGAGGTTGAGATCTTTCAGACCCCGGCGAATCTCGATAACGCCGTCCATATTTGTGCCGCCGTCTTCAGAATATCGCACCATGACTCGCTTGGAGTCGAGAGGCGCGGGCGGCTTGAGGGACAGCTTGTGGCCGTCAGGGTCTGTGCGGACACCGACGACGTTGATCTTGTCAAGATTCTGGACGGTCTCAGATTTGGGGACGCCGGGGGCGACAAGAACTCGAGTAGAGGTGTAATTGTCGCTGCCAAGCTGCCTTATTTTGATGTCTTGAACCTGGTACCCTTGTGCCTCGAGAGTAGCCGAGGCAAGCTTGAGCGTTGTTGCGGTGGTGCCGAGCGAAACTTCCGTGCCGCTG